AGGTCTGCATCTGCGAATATCTTGAAAGCGTATGCAAACGTAGTGGTACTTCCGTCTCCACTGTAACTGTTTTTTGTGGTTGTGCTACTAACTGTCATAACTACCTCATTTTTACGTTATAATATTTTTTGTTAAAATAATCAAATTCATTTTATTTCTTCATAGGCTTTCAAAGTTTCCCTAGATATATCAATCATTGTTTGATAAAGCTCATCAATAAGCTGACGTTTTTCTACTGTTGACATTTCTGTGTTTGCATATGTCTTTCTTATAACTGCTCTTATATTAGACATTGCTTCTGTTGGTTCTTCAAACAATAAAAGTCCTGGATCTGAATTATCCATTACTTTAGCTAACTCATTGAAATTGCCTTCTTTTTCCAATTTAGTTATAATACTTTTTAAAGCTAAAGCCTGTTGTGATTTTTTGTAAAATTTTTGTATATATTCAGATGATCCACTTGGGTTACGCACTAAAAACGCTTTTATAACAGGTATATCTTCTAGCATTGTAGCTGGTTTCTCTGGGGTTTCTATTATACCAAGTTGTTTCAAAGCAAAATCAGAAGTTTGTATAGCGTATCTTCCTAAAGTACCTGTCCAATTTTGTACTATAGAATCAATTCTAGCTGGACTACCAACTCTTCCACCAGTTATTTCAGCAATCTGTTTGCCTAATAATTTTGCTGTTTCGCTTGTGTACTCATTGTACTGATACTGTGGCATCCTTGCTTCAGAAAATTTTTCAGTTCCATATGGTATTATTGGCAAGTCAGTAAATAAACTTCTGTTTGAAAATGATTCTATGTAAGGTTTAGCAAAATCAGGTATTGGAGCTAAGCCTGACAAATTACTCGTTACAAATTGTTTTACAAAATCTGCAAACTCGGCACCTTTATTTTCAAATGCCCAATCTAAAGCTCTTTCTGGCAAAGTTCCAAATAAAAGACCAGGCTCAAAAGGTTTTGGTATTCTGTAAATTGTGTAATCGTTATCATCTTTCATAATAGCATCACCTACACCTATTTCAGGTGTTATGATTATCCAAAATAAATCTTTTTGCCATTGTGGTAATTGTTTGTATCTTTCGTCATCATGGTTTACCCACCAAAGCAGCAAACTTGGAGCAGTAATATATTTAAATATTTGTAGACTTGTCTGTTTTGGATTTTCTTTAAATGCTTTAAGAAGTCTAGCGTAACCTTGCAACCTAGCATTGAAAAAAGATGTAATCATATTTAACGCTTGTACTTTAGTACCAATTTTAGCAAAATCTATACTTAAATCCCTGCCTTCAAAACCTGCTGTTTCAGCTATATCTCTGTCGCTTATATTACCTTTTTGACTCCTTAACTGTTGATGCGTTAATTTCATATTACCTATTCTTGATGTGCTTTCAAATAATTCGGACATTATTCTTAGCATCTCAAGTGGATTGCTTATTTGATTTCTTACTTTTCCTCCATATAAAAACTTAGCTATATCTTTTTGAAAATAGTTTCTGTCCATACTTATGACTGTAGACTGCAAACCACCTGATTTAACCCATTCCTGATAAACTTTATCCTGTTTTATCATATGCCAAAATCCCATTGTAGAATGAACAAATGGTATAAAATCTCTACTTGATGTGATTGCAGATGTAACAGTATCTCTGTTAAAGTTTCGCAACATAAAATCAGGAGCAAGAGTAGCACCTGCTCTAAGTAACCTGGAAGGCACTGATAAAAACTTTATAAGTATATTGGCTTCGTAAGCATTTGTGTTTTTAAATGCCTCAGCTAATTCTTTCCCCACTTCCCAAACTTCTCTTTTTCCATTTCTAAAAATAGCTATTTCTGTAGGACTTACTATCCCATGCTCTCTTCTAAAAACAGTGATTGTTTCGGCAAATTCTGCTTTTATAGGTGAATCAAAAGCATCTTGAATATCTTTTTTATCTTGCCTTATTTTTTCTATTTCTTCTTTTGTTAATCGAGTTGCTCTAACTTTAGTTTTTTTCTTTATGTTAGGAAATGCTTCAGGCAACGCTTCAACCATTTCAATAAATTTAACAAAAGAATTATTACGTTCAGCCATGACAACATGGTGCATTGTATTTTTATAAATACTTTGTATGGGATCTTCTATCTTAAAGTTTCCACCTTTAAATTGTTTGTATGGATTCTTTACAGAATTTCCAAAAGATGCCTTGGCACCTAAAATTGTGCTATCTAAAACCTTATAAAAAGGAACATAATCTCTATTAGCTTCTAACATTAAATTAGCGTTTTCTCTTTTTATAATCCCACTATCAACAAGGTAATCCATTATTCTTGTTTGATATTGTACTACTTCTTTTAATACAGGCTCCCATTTAGGTCCTAACTCTCTTACCACTGCCCTGGCTTCTTCCAAAGGAAAACCTGTTTCTTTACCCTGTTCTGCTTTTTCTAATGCCCTTTTAGAAACAAAATAAGATATTGCTTCCTTCATATCCTTTGCATTTTTAATAGGCTCTAAAACTTGTATTAAAGATTTGCCATTGTTTTTTAATGTTTTAAAATCAAGCGTTCCAAATCTTATAAAGTGCATGGCTCTACCTTCCATGCCTGGTTGTATTCTAGCTGTTTTATAAGGATCTAAATAACCCTCTGGAAACTTTCCACCTGCTTTCTCAAACTCTCTTACTGCAACAAATATAGGATGTAGTTTATCAAAAGCTTCAGTTATAAATCTGCTTTTGAATTGTTCCATATTAAGTCTTGGTTTTGGTGAACTAGCTCCAACATTTTCTATTATTTTATTAACAGCATCTGATGTTTTAATATTTAATATTTCAGGCTCAACATTACCTCTTTGATTATAATCAACAACTTCTTCTGGTCTTGTTAAGGATTTATTTCCAATGTTTTCTGGAACAATCCTATCTCCTTTTTGTATCTCAAAATCTCTTACTTGGGCAAAATCTATACCTTTTCTTTTTATTACTTCATTTGCAACATCCATAAATTCTTTATAATCAGCTATTTCTTTTTCTGTATATCCTCTTGCCCTACTAAATTGTTCAGGAGTTACCTTTGGGTCTTCTAACATTTTTTGCAATTCAGGCGTTATTGTTTCTTGTGGTTTCTCAGCCTTGGTAACAATATCACTTAGTTTGTCAAATCTTTCTAATAACTCTTTTTCAGGCACCTTTTCTAAAATTTCTTCAACAGATTTTTCAGGTTTTTCTTTTGCAGCTTCTTCTATAAGTGTTTTTTCAGATTTTGGTTTTGCTTTGGAACCTTCTACAAATGGCTCTATCTTATCTGTGGCAACCACTTCATCTCTAAACTCTTTAATGTTTCTGCTTGTAACATCTTCAAACTTTTTGGGATCCCTTAAAACTTCTTCCACAACATCTGATGGTGATTTGTTAGTTTTTTTAACTCTATTAAAAACCATTTTAGTGCCCTTGACACCAGCTTCTAGTCCACCAAATGTTGCTAACACTAGTCCTGTATTAATTAATTCATCTTTTGTTGGCATTTTTTGCTCTAGTGCCGAACCTACACCAACAAATGCAGCGTATTGAGTTAAATACTTACCAATAATGTTTTTATTAAATCCAAGAGTTTTTGGCAAACCCATAGCAACACCTAGTGTAACACCTGATTTTACGCCTTCTTTTACGCCATGATCTATATATATTTTCCACCAATCAGAAAAGTTTTCTACATCACCTTTTTGCAAGGCTTCCAAATACATTCCTTTAATACTTTCATTTACAAATCCAGCACCAAATCCTGTTGCGTATTGATTACCACCTGTAAGCCTATTACCAATAGCTCCACCCACTAAATATCCAGGGAGATCAGCTAAAATTGTGCCCATACTAGAAAGCCATCTTTCAACGTGTCCTGTATCTTCAGGCTCTTCTGAAAATGCCTGATTTACATCAATACCCTTTTCTCCTTTTGTATGATAAGACAAAGCTATGTTTGGCAAAGAAGCACCAACACCTCTTTTCCAAAAACTATCCCAAAATTGTGCTTCATCTCCCACTGCCCATTGTTTCGCATCTTCTAATTTTTTGCCTATATAATCTGCACTTTCTTGTGTAACCTCTTGCCAAAAATTAGTTATAGGATTGGTGACATTTTCATTTTCTGCTGGGTCAACAATACCAAGAAAATTATTAATTTCGTTGTCAGAAACACCTGTGCTTTTTAAAAGATCTATTTGATCGTTTTTATATTTTTTTAATTGATCTTCATCAATGCCTGTAGCTTCTAGTAAATTTAATTCATCATTAAAATTGCTCATTATTGATTGCCTAATAACTCTTTATATTTTTTAAACTTACCACTAGTTTTGTAATTATTATATTCTTCAGAGTTAATCCATTGTTCAACAGACATATTTGCAGGTTTTTGTGGTGGAGC